TCTACAAGAACCACTGTGCCACTTTCTGCTTTGTCACAGTAGTAGTCTTTGCGATCTTCAAACTCTTGTTCAGTTATTTCGATTATTGAATCACTTTCCACGTCTCTCCTGAGTTGTAACTTATTGGTTGATGTTTAGTAAATATTTTATCCCAAAGATTCATTTTACCTTGTTTAGTTTTACCTAAGTAATCTACTGGTGCATAACCAGTATGTTTGTAAAACCTACAATCAAATATCTCTGTTGATATACCAACCCTATTTAGATTTTTAGGTTTGTAATGCCAAACATCATAGTGTAAGGTAAGTCTATTTGGAAGACTATCAAAGACACCACGTATGTGTCTAGGATCTGTTACTAAAAACTTACCTTCTTCTGGAACTGAGTATGATATTTCTTTAGGTGGAAAATCTACAAACTCTTCCCAGTAGTCACCATGTTTAGTATCTAATATTGTAGTAGGGTCTTGATTATTTGTCAAGTATGTTTCAGTTGACAATAAAGGATACCGCATGATTCCATGTTCTTCACGTCTATAAACATCATCATGATTAGAATGATAAGTTATTGTATTATAATCACAGGTATCATGTATCCACCACTCAAATCCTATGGGTTCTCCTAATGGATTCCATGGATTAACATTATGCCATAGAGCATACTGATCTTTTAAATAAAAATCAAAAGAATCCTGTATGTATTTTTCTACAGTATTTTCTGGTTCATCATATATACCAATCCATTTATTAGTACCAATAGGATAAAGATAATCTACCTCTTCTCTAAGTTGTAAGGTAGAGTATGAATCAAGGATTGGAGGATAACTTATTATGTTCATCTAATTCTTACATCAGAGAGTCTAGTAGTTCTCCTACGAGGTCTCTCTGTTCCTACTCTAGGAACTTCTGGTTCTGGTTTTGGTTCTACTAATTGTATCACGTACTTCATGTTCCGTCCACCATAAGTATTGCCACAAACATATGTCTGATTGTCGCAACCACACACATGATGATCATGTTCATGCTTAGAACTAATAGTAGTGTTACACTTCTTGCAAGTTACTGTTGTCATCTCGTTTCGCTATGTCTACAAATAAAAACATCATGTCATCATCAGATAGATTGTATCCCTCATGGACATAATCCATAACATCATATACTTGAGGTTCTCCCTCAGTCCAATAAACTTTTTTACGATCCCACACCATGTAGCATTCTTTTGATGGTATGTACAATGGAATCTGAATTCTTCTGTATGCTTTACCATACACAGGAGGATCTTTATGAGGTCCTAGTTTAGTACCAGACTCAAACAAAGCAATACTTGCTACAAGTATCTCATCTTGGTCAAGAATATCTTTTGCTTTCTGGTCTTCTACAACAGACTGCCTTACCCCGCCACCATTTTTATTCTGTGCTTTTAGCCAGCAGAAATATATATCCTTGTTAGAATAACCAACAGCAGTAGGTGCTCGTCGTAGGGGAAAATCTGTTCTTGCTGCCCATTCATAAAGATAATTTACATCACTTCGCTTCATCTCTGATTGTTATCAATGTAAAATCGTCAATTTCTACCCACTCATGCCACTCCATATAAAGAGCATACGCTTCATCATACATCTTCTCAAGAAGCAAGTCCTCAATCCTATCCTGCATCCAGTCTAGGAGGAAGTTGCATTGTTCTTTCATCTCAGGTGATGCGTTGTTCATGATGGTAATCCTTTCGCATGTATCTGCCAAGTATGTTGGAGTTGTAATAGTTTTCATTCTCGCTTAGTACATTATTTAGAAATAGTTGTCGAGTCTCCTCATAATTAACCCAACCCTTTGTAGTATGTAGTGATATTATTTCTCGTTTGAAACATTCGTTTCCAAGAGTCTTTCTATCGGTATTAAGTTCATCACTACTCCCATAGTATTTTTTCCAGTCACTTTCAGACTTAACTTTCCTAGACTTACCTCTAGGCTTTCTGAATTGATAGAAGTATTTTCTTCCGATGTATTGTTTACCTGATTGTAGATTAGTAATCCTGTAGACGAAACCGAAGAAATCGCCAATATCGTCAGAAGTGAAAGTTGTATTCTTGTAGACCCATGGGTTTTCATACTCAGTCTGCGTAACCGTCATCGTCATCACCACTATACCATTGTTCACCATCGCTGTCAATATATGCGTCTGCATCAGCGTAGACTTCTACTTTCAATTCTGAGAGGAGTTCTTCTAGTTGTGTTATCAGTTCTTTTAACCTCGTCCTCTGCATAAAAAAATGCCCTTAACTACTATATGTAGCAAGGGCAACGTTTCACTATCTGTATAGCAATTTGACTTCAGCATAGATCAACCACATGAAAACCATGGATGCTACCATGATTTCAGTTGTAACTAACATCACTTATTAGCGACGAGTTCCTTTTCTAATTTTACACCACGGTAAACTAGATCGACCTTGTTTGTTTGCTGAGTCTTTGAGTCATTGGTGTCATACTTAACACCACGGTATGTGACTTGTGCCATTTGGTTTTCTCCTAAAGTAATTGGACTTTGACATCCGTTCCTTCAGTCGGCTTTTGCGTCCTTAAAACACATTGGATCTGTATGTGCAATGACAACCCTTGTAATTTCTAATTGCTCAGATTTATCAGGATTGTTACGTGCAGAGTCTATAAGTTCTGAAGCATGATCACAATCAAGTGGTGCTCCAATTGCTATTAGACTAAGAAGAATGTGGTACATAAGGATGAACGAACCCGTTCCGAGTCGGCTTACTTGCGTCCGATGATATAAGCGTCGCAATCTCCTGACACTTTGGTCAGAAAATAATCTATAAGATACTCTTGTGCATCAGACCTAAGATTCTTATCGCTAAGTATCTCGATCCTATTTTGATTCCATTCTGAACAGGTCATTTCCCAGTGGGAAGCGTTGTGTTCAGCAAGGAGAGATGCCAGTAGTACTGCTTCTATCATTTATGGATGAACGTAAAGGTATGTTAGCATACCCATACATATTTAGCAAATTCTTATGTATTCTCTGTTACATTTTTGTCTTGGATACCGTAATGGTAGTCATCTGTGTCACCATACCTCTCCATGTGACCACGTTCTACACTGAATATTCTAGTTGATACCTTGAAGTCAGGCATCTTAGGATTCTTAGGTGTCAAAGAGTTATCATATATTCTCATCCTATTATTAGGATACAATGCAAACTGACCATTGTTCAATGCTATCAGGTTATGACTCTTATGTTCTGATGGTGTTTCTGATGTGCTGTAGTCTGGTGTGTCAGGTTCGTCATGATAGTTGTCTAACGTAATGACATACTTACCCAACTGTGATCCATAGTCTCTGGTATACAGTTCGTAATCCATAGAACCTATGAACTGTTTGCATATAGTTGTGACACCATAGTCCATACAGTTCCAGAACTGTAAATTTTCTAACGACATATCAGGATCTGGTGTCTTAGGTTCGCTTACAAATGCACTGATAGGTAACTTGTCATATATTGCTGCATACTCTGGTAAGTATGTCTCAAAATAAAATGCTCTACCTGGCATTGATTTACAAGATACCCAAACGCCAGGTGTAAATTCACCATGACCTGATTGAAAATCAGTTAGATATTCTTTTCTCACCCACACTTCTTCTGCGGGCATGTTACTAATTAAGGTCGCCATCTATAATCACCGAACATGAACATACAAGATTTCTATCTCCATACACATTATCTATTCTAGCAACAGCAGGCCAGAATTTGTGCTTAGGACTGTTAGGGAACACTGCCTCCTCACGTGTGTATGCATGTACCCACTCACCACATACCTCTGACTGTGTATGCGGTGCGTTCTTTACTATCTCTGGGATAGTATGTATCTCTCTTTTTATTTTATCCATAGCATCTACAAATCTTTGTAACTCATCGAGTGACTCAGACTCTGTAGGTTCTACCATCATAGTTCCTAACACTGGCCACGATAGTGTAGGTGCATGGAATCCATAGTCCATAAGTCTCTTCGCTATGTCTTCTGCTGTTACTGGTAAGTTACGACAGTCAAAGATACATTCGTGTGCTATCCTACCATTCTCTCCTTTGTATAGAACTTTGAATGAGTCTTCTATCTTATGTGCTAACCAGTTTGCTGATAGCAATGCAACCTCTGTTGCTTGCTTGAGTCCATCAGCACCCATCATTCTTATATACATCCAACTAATAGGTAAGATAGATGCACTGCCTTGAACTGCTGCTGATACTCTTTGATTTACAAATGGTGTGAGATGTTTTGCTACACCAATAGGACCTACGCCAGGACCTCCACCTCCATGTGGAATACAGAATGTCTTATGTAAGTTTAGATGACATACATCTGCACCATAGTCACAAGGTTTTGCTAGTCCTACCTGTGCATTTAGATTTGCACCATCAAGATATACCTGACCACCATTGTCATGAACGATCTTACATATCTGTCTGATGTTTGTTTCAAATACACCATGTGTAGATGGGTATGTAATCATAATACATGACAGTTCAAATGTATTCATGATTGCTTTCTTCTCTAGATCTTTGATGTCTATATTGCCATCATCATCACACTTGACACCTACAACTTTCATTCCTGCCATCACTGCACTAGCGGGGTTAGTTCCATGTGCTGACTCTGGTATCAAACATACATTTCTTTTAT